GTGCTGCTTGTTGTTGTGCATTAAGTATAGCTTGGTTTTGTGATTGTTGCGCTGCACCTAATGTACCAAGGCCAGATATTTGTGCTCTACTAAAGTCTTGTGCTCTTGCACCTAGTCCACCTTGTAAGTTTGATATACCCATTTGGTTTGCTAGATCTTGTTGTCTTCTTGCTGCTGCATTTTGAAATCCTGTTTGTCTTAGGTTTGCTAATGTCTGTGCTCTGTTCTGGTCGCTTGCCGCTTGATACTGGGCTCTTTGTACACCTTCACGTCCACCACCAAAAGCACCTGGTACACCTAGTGTAGCTGCTGCGTTTTGATTAGCTCTTATCTGTGCTTGCTGGTCAAAGTCTTGCATCGTTGTGTCAATTACTTGTTGTTGATAAGGTGACATGTAAGAAGATATTGATCCTGTTCCTGTACCTGCACCAGTTCCAGTTAATGCTGTTGCCGCTCCTGCTGCAGTTGATGCATCAGTTAAAAATGGTTGAAAAGAACCTAAACCTGTTTGACCTAGGTTATAAGCTTGTGTTTGTAATGCATCTTGTGCTGCAACTTGTGGTGCAAGATCAGCCATACCTGCTTTTGTAATTCCAAATTGTTGTGCTTGTGCTTGTCTTTGTGCAAACTGTGCATCTGTTTCACCAGGTTGTTTTGCGTTTGCAGTTGTAACTGAAGGTAAACCTGATTGTGTTGCAAGGTCTGTTAAAAATGTTCTTTGTGCTGCTTCTATAAATTCTGGTGGTAAGTTTCTTTGTTCAACATAACTACCTTCTTGAAAACCTATTCTGCCACCTGATTGTGCCATTTGTCTATCAGGTAACACGGGTCCTTGTGGTTTAGGTTGGAAAGGATTTATTGGATCTTCATCGCTTGGAATAATTGGACCAGAAAATTTATTCATAAGTCTTTCACCTTCTTCATCTAATAAATCTAATTCTTCAGGTGTTAAAAGTCGTAACTCTTTACCAAACATTTCTAATGCTAATTCATTTCTTGAATCTTGTCTGTAAAAAGGATCATCCATTGATGCCATAGTTTTTGATTGGTCTTTTCCTTTAGACATTTCATCAATCATCATTTCTATTTGAATAATTTCGTCTTCACTTAATTCGTTTAAAGATTTACCAAATTGTTTTTGAGCGATCATTTCCATAACCTGGTTTCTTTCATCCATTGCATCTGGCGCTGAAGCCATCATTGTACCATTTGCAAGACCTACTCTACCGCCTTGATTGTAACCTCTAAACATACCAGGATCTGTATTAGGTCCTGCATCCATATACATACCAGGGTCTGTATTAGGTTCTCCCTCCATATACATACCGGGATCATTAAAGTATCTTGCACCAGGATATCTTTCTTCCACAGTTCTTCCGTATTTTTCTTCTACAAGATCAGGAAATCTAATAGCATCAGATCTTCTTTCACCCGTATCTATAGGTCCAGGTAATGGAATAGGTTTACTATCTAATTCTATTATTTGTCTTCTAATATTTGAATCATTGAAATCAGTTCCAGCTTCTTCGTTATATTTATCTAATCTACTTGTATTGTCTGGAAGGTCATAATAATCTTCTGCTCCTGAATCTATTCCTATGTTTGGATTGTATCCATCATCAGGAGTACCATCTGGACCTTGTGGACCAAAGCCTTCATTAAGATCGGTCATTTCATTTGCTACCATTCTTGCTGCAACTGATTCAGGTATCTTGTATCTGTCTACTATAAATTTTACAACCTGAGCTGCTTGGCCTGGCGGAGTTCTTTCTAAAAGTTTTTTTATAACTTTCATAACTTCAGCTTGATTGCCTTGTAATTTTTCAGCAAGTGATTTTGCCATACCACCTGGAGTAAATTTACCTAATAGGTTTAAAATGCCTGACGCATCATCTTTTAATTTATCTGTGTCTATTGCCATTAAGTAACCCTTCTCTCTAAATTTTTCATTGTATCATACATCTTTTGTGCTCCATTTTCAATGCTTCCATTGCCTGCTCCTCTTACAGCATCTGCTGTAAAAACAAACTCATTTTTTGATAACATAGCCGGTACGTCATCTGCTTTTTCTTTGATACCAACTGGTACAAAGCCACCTTTAGCTCTGTAATCTAATTCTGTAATACCACCTTGATTGACTCTAGGCTCACCTATAGGCATACTACCACCCATCAAACCAACTCTACCACCTGTTGCTTTTGCTTCACCTTGATAATCTGTAGTGCCTTGAAGACTTGTTTGACCAACAATACCATCAATGTAATTATCTTTTTCTTCATCACTCATAGCTGCATATTGTGGGTTACGTAATGGTGTATAGTAACTATCCATGTAACCTTTCATCTGTTGTTTGACACGTGTGTTTCTTCTAGCTAAATATTCACCCATAGTTTCACCAGGTTGTTGTGGTTCAAACTCACCTGTAAAATAACTATACAATGCAGAAGCACCACCTGTAATACCACCTACTAATAGTTTTTCTTTTACTATTTGTGGTAATTTATCTGCAAGTGGAATTTTATCTATAGTTGCTTCAGTAGCTCTTTTCATAATACCTGTTGGTTTTGTTTCTATATTTTTATTTAAAACATCTTTCGGTGTATTTGTTTTTTCTCCACCTTGAAACAAACCTCTTCCTTTTTGTACATTCTCTGCACTTAATGGATTAGTAAGACCACCTCTTAATCCACCACCCATAATATCTGACATTCCTCTTTGTCCACCTAAATATCTTGCACCTGCTCCTGCTGCAGTTGTTAGTAAACCTTGTTTAAGTGCATCAGTTAAATTTCCTCTTTGATCTAATCTACCTACACCTCTCATGATACCTGCAATAGCAGGATTAAATGGTGCAACAAACGGTGCGGCTTTAACAGCAACATTTGCTAATTCGTTAGGTATAAGTTTTCTAGTTCTATCTACAACTTTATCTTTAAAATCTTGAAAGTAACTACCAATACCAAATTTTTTTCTAGGTGCAGTATTCATAATACCACCTTGTGCACGTAGTTGTCTTCGCATTTGAGATCTTGTAATCATATATATTAAATTTTGTTTTTATTATTTAGGCAGGAATTACACCTGAATTTATACTAATACTTGCTTTTAACAAGTAAATCAAGACTATGTTATAACTTCTCTAGGCTTGGATTCAAGCGCTGATAAGATAACATGTAGTCTATTGGCTGTTGCCGCAGTCACTTTTAATACTTCACTTTCTTGTAGTATTAAAGGGGCTGTAAGTAATTCTATTGTTGCATTAGCACTGACTGCTTTTGTCTTAAATACACTAAATACATCACTGCCTGCAGTAATTGTAACTGTTATAGTGTCCGCATTACCTGAGTCTTCTGACACTAATATTGATTTTATAATAGCAGTTGTAGCAGTTGGGACTGTGTATAATGTTGTAGCACTTGTTGTAGTCAAATCTACTTTTTTATTTAAAAATGTATTAGCCAAAGAAATATGCCTCCGCTTCTGCTTCGTCTTTTAAATCTTGTTGAAAGGTTGTATTTAATTTTTGCACAATACTATCTACGTCTCTAACAAATGATTGTTGTATTTGTTGATCATACTCTTCATTAGGTTGTGTAAGTGATTGTACAATTCTAGCCATTATCTTCTACCATCCGGTTGATAATCTATTCTAAAAGTACCAACTTTCCAAAACTGACTTGTACTCGTATTATCAATCTTTAATGATATTGATCTAGCTCTAGCTCGTGTATCAATTTTTTGTGTACCTGATGTTACTGTAAATGGACCAAGTGTTGAACTAGCTGATGTGTCATTTGGAAAATCTCTTAAATTTAATGTTACTCTTGCATCTCCTGTTTGTGATAAAAAGTCTGGTACTACTCTTCTTATTTTCATCATAAACTCACCATCACCAGCAAGACCTTGTTGGCCAATATCAAAATCTCCAGATTCAATTGATGCAGTGATTGCAGTAATTGCTCCTTCTTTAATTTGATTCAATCCTGTTTCATGTTCAAAATATGTAGACACACCATCAGTGCAACCATATACGTGATTAACATCTACTGCAGTTGTACCATCTGCATCATATTCTGTTGCATGTGGTTTACCAAATATAGAAGAATCTTGCCAAGCAGTTCTAGCGAGGGTTCCTGTAGTCCATACTGGTCGCTCGGGACTTGAATCTAGATAATTGTATGCAACCATTCTATTAACGGTACCTGATCCAGAGTTAGGATAGAACCACATAATTTCACCAAACAAATTATTTAAACCAACATTTATATGTTGTTTAGGAGTTGTATTAATATCATCGTAAACATGATCTTCAACTAAACATGGTAATGATTCTAGTTTACCGGTGTATCGAAAGAAACCATTTTCTGACATCCAATATGCAGCACCATCAACTTCAACAGCTGCGTTCTTACCAATCAATCCACAGTTAGTACCTACTTGTTGAAATGAGAATGTAAATGGTGGACCAACAAATCTCATAATAAATAATGCCGTATCCGTCCAAATGTAGATTGCATCTCTACCTCTGATTGCTCCTACAATTTTAGATCCATCTGAAAGTCTTTGTGTACCTGCAGTGTTAGTAGCAGACGGTGTGTATGTGTTAATATCCTCTTGCGACGAGAATCGTATAAACATTGGATCTTGTGTATCTTTATCTCCAATAGTTGTTTCTGTGCCAAAAAATATTAAGTGTCTATCTGGTGTTGATACCAAACTAAATTCTGATGCAGTAGGTGCACCTGATATAATTGTTGCTCTAGTATTATTAGCAGCTGTTGGGTTTGAGTCCCACTCAAAACTTTCACCCCCTGTTATAGTTGCAATAAGTTTATTACCAAAATTATCTAATGACCATATACCAGGTGCTGTTACAACGTCACCTGATACAGCCGTATTCCAACCAGCGTATCCTGAAGCATCACTTACTGTAGCTCCTGACGAATGTGAAGCAGCTGTCGTACCATTTGCTCCTCTAGTTAATCCTGTTAAAGTATTACCACTTACACCGGTGTACGTTATTAATTCTGATCCTATAATAACTGTTCCCGATGTTGGAAAAGATGATGCACTTGCCATTGTTAAAGTTGTAACTGATGTGTTAATTGATGATGAAAGAGTTGATGTAAATACTCCAGACTCTAAACCACCCCATGAACCAAGTCCCCAACCAGTTGATGCAACCTCTAAAGCTACTCCGACTGGATAGTAATGTTTCACACGAACACCACCAGAAGTGCTAGCCCCTGATCCAGATTCAGCAGAATCCATAGTAATGGTTAATGTAGTAGATGTAGGTATAGTTGTAACTTGAAATTTATTGTCATCAAAATCTGCAGCTACAAAATTAGAATTAGTAATAGATGAAAAATTATCTAGTAATATAATATCACCTTTGTTTATATTGTGTGCTGATGAAAAAGTTATTGTAACAGCTGTAGATCCATTAGTTGTACTAAACGCACTTGTTAAAGTTGTTGTCGCTTTAATCGGATGTATATCATAAAAGATACCACCAGAATAAGCGTATAAAATTCTGTTTGTGCCAAGCACTGCATATTTAATACCTGATGTATTTATAAAATGGTGAATAGCTGTGTTTCGACCAGTAATGTCAACTGACCCTAATTGAGCCCAACCCCCTATTTTTTCAGGTGAACCATATCTGAATCTAACATTGTCACCATTAACCCACTGACTCTCGCCGCCAGTTGATGTGACTTGTTTATTAAACCCAGGTGCAAATTTTACTTTTTGTAGCATAATTATCTTGCCGTCGCAGGCACTCCTCCGCTAGTTACAAATGGTTGTTCAGCCCAAGCATAATATGTGTATGTTCCACCAGCATCATTAAATCTATTTCCTGTATTTTTTATTTTAAAACCATTGGAAAGAAAATCTACATATTCTTCACCACTATCTTCAGAACCTGAGCTATTTGGTCTTAAATATTTACTCACAGCATTAAATGTACTTCTTTTGGCATCAAACATGTGCCAATCTCTAACTAAATTTGATTGTTTTAATATTACAAAAGCTGGCTTAAAACCTAAATAAATAAATGTTCCGTCTACATTTTCGTTAGCAGCATACAATCCAAATTTTGAAAAGCCTTGTCGTTCAGAAAAACAGAAGGCAAAATGAGTACCATTATTCGTATTTGTATTTCCACCATTTCCTACTGTAAAAACACTAGAAGTTGGAGTTGTGTTATTCCATGCACCAGCAGTAGTACCAGCAGCATCATCTACGTTTAAGTAACCAGCAAATTTAGTATTGCCTGTTCCAACATTATATACTTGAAATCCAGCTGACGCATCATATTGTCTAACAAACATTGCAGTTGGAGCAGTTGATAATCCATGTTTTATTGTTGCACCACTAGAGCCATTTCCTGTGTACTTTACTATGGAAAAACCAGCAGTATCATTAACAGTTCCAGAACTATCTAAACTTCCTATTCCAGTTGAACTTGCGTCATTGGTAAATGATGTTCCAGCTTTCCAGCACCAGGCTACATGAGTATCATTATTTTCATTACAACCAACACCATTTCCTAATGTAAATCCATCCGAGCCAAAAGCTGTCAAAGTATTAGCATCTGTTGCTAGACTTGCTGCGGTATTTGAAGCAACATATTTAGTTGCACCATTAATTGTATCAAATAAAAAGTGATCTCTACTATCTCTTTGTTTTATCCAGATAAAATCTGGAGCCATATCTTCAGAGCCATCTAAAGTAATTGCATGACCAGCACTTCCATTTCCAGTATAAAGCTTAGTCTGGAAATAAAGTTCTGGATTATCTATATCTGTATAAGCCATTATCCATACTCCGCTAGGTTTTTTGTGCATAACGCAAAATAGCCGCTAGGTACCGCATACTCAAAATTTCCATAGCCATTACCATCTGTGTTGCCTGATGATATTGCATGTATTGGACTACCAAAATTAAATTGTCCAGTTTCTTGTAAAGAATCATTTCCATCTCCAAATGCTGGAAAATAAAAACCACTATCACCAATTACACTATCTGCTGCTGTAATTGAAATTGGATTAGTTCCATTGGCTGGATCTGAAGAATTATTATAAGTTCCATTTTTAGAAAAATATAGTCTATTATTATCCATATCTAAGGCTACACCTATAATGTCGCCAATAGAATAAGTGGCATAACCAATTAAATTTGAATTATTTAATAATACATTTCCATTAGCTGCCATATAACCATAACCCCAAGCAGTTACTCCTAAATAATTAGTTGTACTTGAAGTAGGTCTTTTAGCTACTCCAATTATAACTTGATTTGAACTTCCTGTTGGTTGTGCTGACCATTTAACTTCCCAATACCATTTACCAGTAGCTACTCCAAATGTTGAAGTGTTATAAGTATATCCAGTATTAACTGATGTTACTTGTAAATTTCCTTCTGCAAAAGTACCACCAGCAATTTGATTATCTAAAGGATTCATTGTTGCAAAATTATTTGTGCAAGTATCCGTAGATTGATCTGTTGCAGTTAAAGCTGTTACTGCTAAATGATTAGTATTACCACTTGTGTCTGCACCTAGTCCACTAGCATTTTGAGAAGTTCCAGATTCTTTAAATTCTAAATAAAATCCATTAGTACCAAAAGTTAAACCAGATACATCTATTGGTTTCCAAATTCCACTGTCAGAATCAAATTCTCCAAATTGATCTGCTGCTAAGGCAGTTCCGTCAATCATTACAAATTCTGAAAAATATCCTGAATATTCAGGAACTGCACCACTACCACCTTCATAACCTGAACTTCCAACTACTGTTAGTGTATTATTAAAGAATGTATCAAAATTTTCTGGAGGAAAACCTAAAGCCGTTTCTGTTAATGTAATCTGTGTTCCATTTACATAAATTTTTTGTCTATTAGATTCTGTTCCTTGAGTTGTATCTATTGCAATTACTATATGGTACCAAGCACTAACATCTCTAAATAACATATCACTATGAAAATTATAATCTGCACCAGCTATATCATGGTCAATTTCTAATTGGTCAGAATCATTAAAATATATCATTGATGCAAAACCACCTTCATAACCATCTCCCCAACCAGCAATTAAACCCGAACCATTACCCCCTAGATTACTTCTTTTTGTCCAAAAACTAATAGTCATTGTTCTTCTGTTTGAAACACTTCCAGGAGCAATTCTTAAATCGTGATTTGCACCATTAAATCTAACAGAGTTAGCTACATTATAACCAGTAGCTGCTGTTGCTGATCCAACATTACCTGGTAAAATTAAAGGCATATTAAGATCCTAATTCTGGGAATACTCCTAATGGTCTTTCCATTACAACTGGATCCCCTTCATCAGCTGTATTAACATAAGTGTATAAAGTCTCAAGAGCTGGAGTATTACTTGCATTTGTTATAGCAGTTTCCATTTCTGCTTGTTTAGTTCTAATACCGTCTCTCCATGTTGTAATATTACTAGGTATCGCTGTATTTTTTTCTGCCTTACGTGTTATGTACCAGTCAGTTTGATTTAATAAACCTTTTGCTTGAGCTTTAACAGTTTTAATAAAGTTATATTTTAATCCTCTAGTAGCAACTTCTCCCTCTGTACCTTTTCCATCTGTTTCGTCTTGTGCTGTCCATAAAGTATCTGCATGAGCCTTTGCGGTAGCATCACCATATGTAGCAGTAACTGTTCCAGCATCTGCATCATAGGTAAAAGTTTGATTTGTATTTATATAATACATTTCATCCTTTTTCTTACTATCATCAAACGTTACTTCTATAATTCCAATAGCTGCTAATTCATTTGCAGTCCATACTGAAAATATTCTAGCTGGATATTGAACATCTCCTATAACCAAAGGTTTAGGGTGATTTATATATTTTGATATTGATCCGTCTGTTATTATTGCGTACATATTTTTATATCCTAATTTTTATATCTTAACTTTCACTTAAATTTAATGTTCTTCCTACTTCTTGCCAAACAGCTCCATTGTATCTAAATACTAGAATATCTGTTTTACCATCTGTATCTGTTGTTGTAGGTGCAGTTGATGCTGCAAACTCAAATACTGTATTAAAAGCTATTGTATGACTTCCATTATAATTAATTTCAACACAAATAAAAGCACCTTCTACAGCATTACTTGGTGCAGAGAATGTAGTGTTTTCTGTTGTTACATGATATGCGTTTGCTGCAGCACTTGCATCCCAAGCTATAGCATTTGATGATGAACTAAGTGCTACTTGTGCTACATTAGCTGCTACAGCAAATGTTGCAACTCCTGCTTGAGCAAGTGTTCCACTGACATCTAAATTTCCATTAACATCAATTAAAGTAGAATTAATTTCAACTTCGTCATCAGCGTTAATATCTAAATCACCATCAGCATCTGATCTAATGTTAATTGCAGAATCTCTGAACTGAAGTTGCATATCAGTGTTAAGTAATAAACCATCATCGTGAACATGAGTTAGGGTAACTTCGTCATTAGCACCAAATGATAAAACTGCTCCATCATGTTGTAATTCTAAATCTTGTGTTAGTGTAACATCACCATCTGATCCTATTGCTATTGCATCTGCATCAGAAGCAGAACCTATTGTACCAGCGTCTGCGACCACTACTCCAGCACCTGAAGTTATAACAGCACCTGAAGTTATTGCATTATTAAATGTAGCAGCACCTGCAGCTGATATATCTAATGTTAAAGCTGTAATAAAAGAACCACCATCATTACCTCTTAATAAAACATCTCCATCAGAAGTATTACAAGTTATACTCATACCACTAGAACTGCTTAAAGTTCCAAAATGAGTACCACCATCTTTAAATATAGTTCCTACATCTGAATCAATAACAACATTGTCAGCTGCGTCTAATATTATATCATTTCCTGAAATTGTTAAGTTTGTACCATCACCTTCAATTTTTTCAGCGTCATCACCAAATGTTAAACCAACGTTTGCTGGTATATTGATGTCTGTTGTGGCTGTTAAGTGTAAATCATTAGATGAAGCTATTGTTAAATCAGTTCCATTACCCTCAATCTTTTCACCATCGTCACCAAATGTTAAACCAACGTTAGCTGGTATATTAATATCTGTTGTAGCAGTTAAATGTAAATCATTAGATGAAGCTATTGTTAAATCAGTTCCATTTCCTAAAATGTTTTCTCCAGCATCACCAAATTGTACAAAAGAATCATTTGCTAAAATCACATCATGTGCAAATGTAAGATCACCATCACTATCTCCAGAAATCCAAGTTGTAGTTGTTGAACCATCAAAACCAGAAATAAGTAATTGTCTATCGCCTGTAGCACTTCCAGCATCTACGCTACCAATTATAACATTACCAGCACCTTCAGTAATATTTTCTCCAGATTCATAACCTAATAAAAGATTATAATTACTATCATTGCCACTTAAAGCAAATCCAGCTTGTTCTCCAAGAAGTGTATTATAATCGCCAGTATTAATTTGTGTACCAGCATCCATTCCAATAGCAGTATTACTTCTACCAGAACTTAGTGCTTGTAAAGCATGAGTTCCAAATGCTGAGTTTTGAAAACCAGTATTATTACCACTTAAAGCATTATATCCAACACTAGTATTTTTATCTCCACTTGTTAAAGCATCCAAAGCATTAATCCCAACTCCAGTATTTCTTTCAGCAGCATTTAAAGTTCCAGTTGTTGCATGACCAACTAATAAAGAATTTGTAAAATTTGTTCCTTCTGTTTTTCCAAGTAAAGCTAAATTAGTAGCTGATTTACCATCTAATAAATTTAGTTCTGTTGCGTCAGATGTTACATTTGTTCCACCAATATCCAAAGTTGTTACAGAAATTTCACCTGCAACTGTTACCACACCATCTGCAAGTGTTATTAAATCTGTATCATCAGTGTGACCAATAGTTGTTCCATTAATTAAAACGTTATCTATATCTAGAGAACCTCCGCTAATTAATCCTGTAGTAGTAATTGTAGAAGATCCTGTATCGATAGTTCCAAATCCTGAAGTTATAGATCCTGAGTTTAATGCACCTGTTGTTACAATTCCTGATCCTCCTGCTATGGGACTTAACACTGAAGCTATTGCTGTTCCATTAATTGTAATAGCGTCTGCTTCTAGAGTTCCATCTACATCAACGTCACCAGAAAAATCTCCTGTTGCTGCATCTAACTCGCCTGCAACTGTTACTACACCATCAGCTAATGTTATTAAGTCTGTGTCACTAGTGTGGCCAATAGTTGAACCATTAGTAATTACATTATCAACAGTTAAAGTTGTTAAAGTTCCTAATGATGTAATGTTTGATTGTGCTGCAGTAGTTACTGTTGCTGCAGTTCCAGAAACGTTTCCTGTTACATTACCTGTAAGAGGTCCTGCAAAAGCATCTGCAGTTACTGTACCGTCAAAAAATGCATCTTTAAATTCTAAACTTGCTGTACCTAAATCAATATCGTTATCTGTAACAGGAACAATAGCTCCATCAACTAATTTAATTTGATCTGTGCCACCAATTTTAATATCTATTTGATCATCTGTATCTGCTGTTAAACTTGTATCACCATCAGCATCTAAAATTAATTCTTTACCATCTAAATCAGTTCCTCCACTAAATCCTGCATCGACAATATTAGTTCCATCTGAATAAAATAATTTTGTAGTTTTTTCTGATACTCCAAAAGTAATACCTGTTCCTGATACTGTTTTAAATTGTACAGTAAAAGCACCTGATGTACCATTTGTTACAATAAAAACTTTTTCAATAGAATCAGGTACAGTTACAACTTGGTTGCCTGTAATAGATCCTGTTAATTTTATAACAGCATGTCTTGCGATTGAAGTTGATTCTGTTGAATCACCATCTGTAATTGTTAATGTTGTAGTTTGTGCACCGCCAGCTATAGATTTTTCTACATAACCAGCAACTGCTTTTTCTACTATTTCTAAGTTGGTATTAGTTTTATCTCCCCAAGTACCGGCGTTCTCGCCAGTTGCCATTTTTTCTATACCAAGATCTGTAAATGTTGATGCCATAATTTAATTCCTTAAGGTGTTGGTGAATTGACTGGTATTCTGATAGTACCATCAGTATAGTCGTCTCTTCGTTTTCTGCCTATTTGTTCTCCTCCAAATTTTTCTACTTCTTGTTTGTACTTTTGTTCATACAATTGCAGCATGTCAGCTGGGCCTTTTAAAAACGAATACGTTTCTGCGAGACAACAGTATAGCAGACCATTTGGAAAATTCAAACTAATGAAATTAGTTTCATTACTGCTTGCTTCTAATTTATCTGGTATACGATTGTAGTGTACTTTAAATACATAAGTGGTATCTGGAATTGGTGATAACAAAAGGGCTCCTGAAGTTGTGTTTGTATTACCTGTTTCTCCGCCTTGCATAGCATAATATTTAGGTTTACCAGTGGCTCTTGCTCCATTAAATTCATCTAAAAAAGTAACATCTCTTTTTTCTAACCATATAGGATTAGTTAATGTTGATGTGCCATCTGCAACCTGAACACCCCTTACAACTAAAGCTCCTGCTGGAAGATTAGCATGTTCTTGATTAGCTACAAAATTATCTGTAGCTGTTTTTCTATATGCATCTAAAGGTAGGTCTCTAAAAATTCTATACTCTGCATTTAATACTATATTCTCAAGAACACTATCTGATAACACAGTAGAACTAACTTCTGTGTAACTTCTTATTTGTGTTCTTAAATCTGAAAAACTAATTCCTGCCATATTATGCTGTCAATGTTGCTGGACCAGCCGAACAACTATTGCCTCCTCCTGATATACCACCTGTTGTAGCAGTGTTTGTGTCTACAGTAAAGTGGTAGAAATCTATTGTGTTTGTGAT